CCGGGTATTAGACTGACGAGTAGCTGAACGGCCTTTCGCAGAAGCCCCTTGACGAGACAAACGAGCTGTGTTGCTTGCTGAAGCAGAACGAGAGCCTGTATTGCGGAATGTATTGCGTACTGTTTTCTTTGCACGTAATACTTTAGTGTTACCACCAGCAGAGTTAAAAGCCTTACGCCCACGTTTCTTGGCAATAGATACACCACTGCGTGCAGCATTACGAGCAGTTTTAGCCCCTCGTGTTACTTTTAACTTGGCACGGAGCATTTTCGTATTACCGCCAGCTCTGTTAAAAGATTTACGAGCATTTGAAGGTGCATTTTTAACAGCACGTGATACTCTCTTGCTTGTCTTCCGAATAGATTGTTTACCTCGTGACATCGCCAAACGACCACGAGTATTAACTGTTTTAGCAACTGACTTTGCTTGTTTTTTACGTTTAGCAGCAGAAGCCTTAACGGCCTTCATAAGGGCTGCTTTACGAGCAGAAGTCATTTTGTAGGCTTTACGCCCAAAAGCTTTACCTTGAGAAATTTTATTTTTAATTTTTGACCTAACACTTAAGTTTCTAGGTGCCATTGATTTATTCCTTTTAATTTTTATTAGAAGCCAAAGCCTCTTGTTGTTACTTTTGAGCCAGAACGAATAGGATATAAATATTCTACTGCATAACGGAGACCATCGGTCCAGTGTTCTACGCCTTCTTTTTTATCGATTGTAGCACTATCAGGGTTGCTTTCAACCCATTGAGTGCGCTCTAAAGACTTAATTGTGTTAACACACTTGGGGTGGATATACATATCAACATCCCCATTAGCATTCTTAAACTTCTTGTTCACAGCAGCAACACTATCAATAATCGGCGGTGCCTTATTATGTGCTCTTGTGGATATCCCATTACCTTGCAGAATACTAAAGTCTGTAGTGCCTACTGCCGCAGAAGACTTCCTAGCACGACCACTAGGGTCAGGGTAAGAAATAATCTTATGGCCTTTAAAGCGTTCTGTTAAAGCTGAAGCCAAAGTCTCTGTGTCAGGGTGTCCTTGCATTTCATCTAGAATATGTATCTGACTGCCTCGAATAGCAAATATAACAGAAGCCATAATACCAACGTTAAAGTCAATAGCAACATGAACATCTTCTCCTGTTTCAAAGTAAGGTATGTCTTTGCTTATGTGTTCTTTCCTATCAAACGTATAAAAAACATTATTACCAGAATCTTCAAAACTTGCTGTATATTCTCTAGCAAACTTTAAAGGGTCTAGGGTTAGCTTAACTCGTTGTATTTCATCCTCATCAAGGAAGGGGGAGTCTTTGTAAGTGTAAGTATAGCTCTTCCAGCTATCATCAGAATCTTGTCTGTTATACATCTCATAAAAGTAATCATACCCTCTAGGAGTACTAATAATTAGTGCCTTACCTGCATTAGCATTAAACTTCTTAGCGTTCTTGGGAGACCAACGAGTAGCCACACAGGGTTGGATAATGGACTCCCAAGATTCCTTGAGGTTCATACCTGCACCCTTCCAAGAAGTAACCTCATCGGCTACTACAAAGTATTGGCCAGTACCCCGCATAGGTTGTGAAGCTTCATAAGACCAGAGCTTTAACTGCACATTCCCTGGAAACCAAAAGGTTCCTGCTGCCTTAGAGGACTTATCTGCATAATCTTCCATACCTAGTTGCCATGCAATCAGAGGATAATAGATATCTACTGCCTGAGAGTAAGTAGGCGCAATTAGTGCAACGTTCTTATTTGGGACGTTATCCCCTAGCTGCATAAGTTCTTGTACAGCAATAATAGCCGCTGTGGCTGCTAAGTAAGACTTACCAAAGCCCCGGCTAGCATTTACTACTGCATACCTACAGGCATCATCTATAAATAAATCTCTAATAACTTCTGACTGTTTTTCATGTAAACTAATATCTGACATTATTTCTTACTACGTTTCTTTGGTTGTTTAGAATATTGCTTACCTGCCTTAGTATCTTTACGCTTCTTAGCGGTAGAGGCAGCATAGCGCTTCTTAGACATACGGTTAATGGCTTTAGTAGGGAGGTAACGCTCACCTGTGGCTTCCCCACCCCTTACAGAGTTCTTACCGCTCTTAGTACGCCACTTTTGTTTAGTCCACTTAGTCATAGACTTTTGGGCTTTAGTTTTACCACCAGAATAACCACCACCAAGGTCTTTATAGATCTTAGCAGCAAGTTGCATAGCTCTGGCAGAGTGTTTACCACCCATGCGAGCCTTTGCACGAGCTT